ACTTCCAGCAGTCGTTCTTGATTCCGTTTGTTAAAAAGGCGGCGTATCGCTATATGCAATACGATCCTGAAAGCTACCCCGTTGCTGACTACAAATTTAATGCTAGTAGCACATTAGGTATTATTGCTCGTGAGTACGAAGTAACTCAGTTAGTACAGTTGTTGCAAACAATGGGTCAGGAATCACCCTTGTATCCCGTTCTCATTCAAAGCATTGTCGACAACATGAACCTGTCTAATCGAGAGGATCTGTTGGCGGCAATGGCTAAAGCAATGCAACCCAATCCTCAAGCACAGCAAGTACAGCAACAGCAGGCTCAGCTTGCAATGCAGTTCCAGCAGTCTCAGACAGCGGCGCTTATGGCGCAGGCTCAAGAGTCTCAAGCGAGATCTCAGAAACTTGCGGCAGAAGCTATGGTTGTTCCTCAAGAGCTTGAAATTGACAAGATCAATGCAATTACGAGAAACCTCAAAGAAGGCGATCAAGAAGATAAAGAGTTTGAGCGTCGCATGAAGATTGCTGATAAGCTACTTAAAGAACGCGAAATAGAGGGCAAAGAGAATGCTAACCAACAAAGAGCTAGAAATGATATTCCTCAAGATAGAGGCCCGGTTAGAGCCGATACGCCTCAAGCTGGAGGAATTAGAAATCCGTTTGCAGGAGGTCAGTAATGCCCAAGAAGAAAGACCCAAGGTTAGAACGCGCGGGCGTAAGCGGGTACAACAAACCGAAGAGAACACCCAGCCATCCCACTAAAAAGTTTGTGGTTGTTGCCAAGGAAGGCGACAAGGTTAAGACGATTAGGTTCGGTGATGCCAAAATGACAATTAAAAAAGATCAACCTGCTCGCAGAAAATCCTTTCGCGCTCGTCACAAATGCGATACAAATCCACCCAGCAAACTAACCGCACGATACTGGTCGTGCAAAAAATGGTAGGAGAATGCTATGACCCCTTGTAAGTCATGTCCTCACAAAACTAAGTGCAAAAAAGCTGGCAAGTGCATGAAGAAAAAACCTGCCAAGCCAGTGCGTGGTGCTCGCACTACAACTAACCGCAAAAACAAACGCTAGCTTTTATGCCAGCCAAAAAGAAAAAAGCAAATGATGCTTGCGCTAAAAAGGTAAAGGCCCGTTATAAGGTCTGGCCTTCTGCGTATGCTTCCGGTGCGGTAGCCAAATGCCGAAAGGTAGGTGCTAAAAACTGGGGGAATAAAAAGCGTGGCAGTAAAAAAAAGTAAGAAGGGTGCCGCTTTAAAAAAGTGGTTCAAAGAAGAATGGGTTGATGTCAAAACGGGCAAGCCTTGCGGTCGTAAGTCTGCAAAGAAAGGAGAGTCTAAGCGCCCATACCCTTCTTGCAGGCCAAAAGCTGTTGCGGCAAAGATGACAAAGGCTGAAAAAGCCTCATCTGCTCGACGCAAAACTGGCCCCGCTAAAATTAAACACGCAGTCACGGCATCTGGTCGTAGGAGAAAAACGACAAGAAAGGCGTGACATTTATTTTTTAATATAGTAAAAGGCCAAAAAGATGGACAATGAGCTTGAAGTTTACTTCCGCAACTATTCAGATATGTTTCGGAGTGAGGGATTCAAACAACTCATCAGCGAATTGACGGCAAACGCTACTCAGCTAGCCGATATTCAGACAGTCAAAGATGCAGACGAATTGCATTACAGAAAAGGTCAGGTAGCCGCGCTGGCTACAGTAATAAACCTTGAAGCAACTGTAACTGCAAATCGAGATCAACTTGAAGCAGAAAGCGCAGGTGATCTAGATGTATAAGATATTTGATTTTGCGTGTCCTGATGGGCACGTATTTGAAAGAATGGTTCGCAAAGGGGTTGCAGTCAGTAGGTGCGACTGCGGCCTTGATGCAACTAAGCGCCCTTCAGCCCCGAAGTGCGTACTTGAAGGTCATAGCGGCGACTTTCCCGGTCGTCATATGAAATGGGTACGAGAACACGAACAGGCTGGAAGGAAAAACCCATCTCCATAATGCATAGTCACGGAGTTTATTAATGTCAAGAGCAATGCTGGTCGATCCGGATCCTCAAGCAGAGGGCAATCTGGAGGAAGTAGAGCCAACCGAAGAGTTTGAGGCCCAGCCTGAAGAGGCTGAACAACCTGTAACAAGCGAGTCAACTGAAGACGAATACGAGATTCCTGAAAAATATCAGGGTAAAAGTCTCCAAGAAGTGGTGCAGATGCACCAAGAAGCTGAAAAGTTAATGAGTAGGCACTCGTCGGAAGTTGGTGAACTTCGGAGAGTGGTAGACGACTACATTAGTAGTCAGAAGCCTGTAGCACCTCAACCTGAAGCTGTCGAGCCTGAAGATGAAATTGATTACTTCACAGACCCGAAAGCGGCAGTAAATCGCGCAATTGAGAATCACCCTAAAATTAAGGAGGCCGAGCAATACTCTTCTGACTACAAGAAGCAAGCGGCATTAGCGGCGTTGAAGACTCGACACCCTGATATGCAGACTATTCTTCAAGATCAGAAGTTTGTTGATTGGATTAAATCCTCAAAGATTAGGACTCAATTGTTTGTAGAAGCAGACCAACAGTATAACGCTGACGCGGCTGATGAGCTTTTTAGTCTCTGGAAAGAGCGCAAGGCTGTAGCGGATCAAACCGTTGCGGTTGAAAAGCAGGCACGTAAGCAGGCACTTAAGTCGGCTAATACAGGTAGCGCGAAAGGGACTGCCGAGGGTTCAAGTAAGAAGATTTATCGAAGGGCCGACATTATTAAACTTATGAAAGATGACCCAGCGCGTTATGCATCACTTTCTGATGAGATATTTAGAGCATACGCTGAGGGTCGAGTTAAATAATCTAGGAGATAGATATGGCACTCGGTACTAATCACGTAGCCTTAACAGAAGCGGCTACTTTTATCCCAGAAATCTGGTCGGACGAGATCATTGCGGCTTACCAGAAAAATCTGAAAATGGCTCCACTTGTAAAGCGTATGTCAATGACAGGCAAGAAAGGCGATGTGATTCACATTCCTAAGCCTGTTCGTGGCAATGCGAGCGTAAAGTCGGCTGAAACTCAGGTTACTTTAATTGCAAACACAGAAAACGAACTGACTATTACTGTTGATCGTCATTTCGAATATTCACGTTTGATCGAAGATATTGTTGAAACTCAGGCGCTTAACAGCCTTCGTCAGTTTTACACTGAGGATGCTGGTTATGCACTTTCTGTACAAGTTGACAATGACCTTCACGCGGCGGGTACTGGTTTTGGTGACGGTGGTGCTGTTGTATTTAGCCCAGCGGCTACCGACTACCAGCACACTGGTTGCTTCTTTAATGACGGCGGCACTACTACTCAGTATACCGACGACACTATAGTAGGGGCTGACGTATTTACTGATGCGTTTTTCCGCGACATGATCCAGAAGCTTGATGACAACAACGTACCTATGGACGGACGTTCGCTTGTTATTCCTCCTTCGGTTCGTAACACCATCATGGGTATTGATCGTTACGTGTCTTCTGACTTTGTAACTGGTCAGGCTGTGAACTCTGGTCTTATCGGAAACTTGTACGGCGTAGACATCTACGTTTCAGCTAACTGCCGAACTATTGAAGCGGCGGCTGATAACACTGCGTCGTCTGTCGATACTCGCGCGGCACTTTTGTTCCACACTGACGCTATCGTTATGGCGGAGCAATTGGCTGTACGTTCTCAGACTCAGTACAAGCAGGAGTACCTTTCTACGCTTTACACTGCTGACACTTTATATGGTGTTCAGGTGTATCGCCCAGAAGCTGGCTTTGTGCTCGCAATCGCAGAAGCCTAGTAGTACGATTTAAGGGGTCGGCAACGGCCCCTTTTCTTTTTAATTCTTTGGAGTTGTAATGGGAATCTTTCGTGGCACTGGTGGAAGTGGTGAGGCGACAACAGATATTTACGCCTCCACTATTGCTGGTTATGCGACTACAGCCACAACTAAAGCTGATGAAGCGGCGGCTTCTGCAACAGATGCGGCTAATGCTTTTGATAGCTTTGATGATAGATACTTAGGCAGTAAATCAGCAGACCCTACAGCAGACAATGATGGCAATGCGCTTCTTGTAGGTGCGTTGTATTTTAATTCAACAAGTAACAACCTAAAGGTATATACAGGTTCCGAGTGGAATAATGTTATTACCGATGCTACAAACTACTTAACTCAGACTGCGGCTGATGCGGCATATGAGCCTAAGCTAGACAATACCACTCGCATGAAGTTTTTCCGCAGAGATGACGCTCCTGCGGCTGTAGCGGATGACTTACGAGAAGGCGATATGTGGTATGAAACAGATACCGAAAACGTATACTTTTGGCGAGAAACTGGTGGTAATGTTTACTCGTGGGTTTTACTTTCTACAGGAACAGATGATTCCGACACTCTTGATGGAGGAGCTTACTAATGGCCCAAACAATTAAGATCAAACGATCTACGGGGTCATCGGCCCCATCAACCCTTGCACAAGGCGAACTTGCATATTCAAAAGGCAGTGACACGCTATACGTTGGTGATCCAGCAACAGCAAACACTCCCATTGCGGTTGGCGGCGCTATTAAAAACAACGCAGGCACTCCCGAACTTGCTACTGGCGTAACTGCAACCGAAGTTCAACAGTTATTGGACCTAGAGGTCGGGGTAGATATTGATGCGGCAGGTACTGACAACTCAACTGATGTAAGTCTCGCAGGTAGTCTTGACTACATCACAATCAGTGGGCAGACGATTACTCGTAATGCCATTAACTTAGGTACTGACGTAACAGGCAATCTTCCAAGCTCAAGCGTTTCAGGCTTAGGTAGCCTTGCTACTCTTAATGCAGTTGGCTCCGCTCAAATCACAAATGGCTCTGTAGACACGGATGAGCTTGCTACTGACGCAGTCACTAACGCTAAGATTGCTACAGGTGCAGTCAACGCAGACAGCATAGCGGCTAACGCAGTAGGTGCTTCAGAGTTAAATGTAAGTGGCAATGGCACATCTGGACAGGCTTTGGTTTCTGATGGCGACGGGACCATGTCATGGTCAACTATCTCCGTCACAGACAACGACGTAAACGTAGCCAACCTTACTGCTCGACTGCCTCAGATTACATCTAATGTAACCATTGGTGACGCTTCAGACGTTACGGTGACAATGGCCGGTGACTTAACTGTTACCGGAGACCTTATAGTAAGCGGTACAACTACAACCGTTAACTCAAATACTGTAACTGTTGACGATCCCATCTTTACTATCGGTGGTGATACAGCTCCTGCTTCGGATGACAACAAAGACCGTGGTATTGAGTTTAGATGGCACAACGGATCTGCGGCGAAAGTCGGCTTTTTTGGCTTCGACGACAGCGCAGGTAAGTTTACGTTTATTCCTGATGCAACAAACACATCAGAGGTGTTTAGCGGATCAGCGGGAACGATTGTTGCGGATCTTGAAGGTGATGTAACAGGTGATGTAACAGGTAGCGTAACAGGCAATGCAGGCACGGCTACAACTTTAGCCAATAGCCGCAACTTTTCAATCACTGGCGACATTACTGCATCAGCAGTTAGCTTTAATGGAAGCGGCAACGTAGTTCTAAACGCAAGCATTGGTACTGGCGTTATTGATACAAACGAACTTGCTACAGGCGCGGTTACTAACGCAAAACTTGATAGTGGCGCGGTTAGTATTTCTAAAATTCAGGGAGCATCTTTACTAGATTCTACTGAGGATTTTGTTGACAATGACGCCAAGCTAATGACTGCGGCGGCTATCAATGACCTGATTGAAAGCAAAGGCTACACTGACAATGACGGTGATATTCGTAGCGTAACCGCAGGCAACGGCCTTTCAGGTGGCGGTGCATCCGGAGACGTATCGTTAGCTCTTGACTTCTCCGAGCTGACAGACATGACCGGCGACATCGCTGGTACTACTGAGTTTATCTTGCAAAACGGTAGTACCGAGTCACGTAAAGCGGCCTCAGAAATCAAGCTAAGCGCCTTTAACAACGACTCTGGCTGGACAAGTAACGTCGGTGACATTACAGCCGTGACTGCTGGCACTGGACTTTCTGGTGGCGGTACTTCTGGCGGAGTAACTCTTAACGTTGATCTGTCAGAGTTGACTGACATGACTGCCGCAATGGTAGGCACTGATGAGTTTATCGTTCTTGATGCTGGCGCAGACCGCAGAAAAGCGGCGAGCGAAATTAATCTAAGCATCTTTAACAACGACTCAGGCTTTACGTCAAACGTGGGTGACATTACAGCCGTGACAGTCAGCTCAACTGACGGCAGTATTTCGGGCACAGGCACAGGCACGACAGGCTCAGTATCCTTTGACCTTGAGGTGGCAACTATCGACGGTGGAACGTACTAATGGCGCAAACCATTAAGCTAAAGCGAGGTACT